CACGCCTTGATGGTTTCGGAACGGTCGGGGCGGGAGCAATTCACGCACTCCTTGCGGATGTGGATTTGCCAGCGGCGGAAATCGGTTGGGGTTGGTTTCATGGGTTTAGGGGTTGGGGGTTGGGGGTTGGGGGGTTAGACAAATATGCGAGTTATACGCAACCTTACAAAGACTGCAACTCCGACTTGACTTGTTTCCAATAATATGTATCAATTCTATACAATCCTTGTTCTTGTGAATGATGATTGATTATTTCATCAACTGCAATCAAAGCACATTGTTTGGCTCTCTCCCAAGCCATAGCAGGATTATAATCCTCTTTGTCATCGTACCTACCGATATAATACATTTTGTCTATTAGTTCATCGGCTTTTTCTTTTGGTGTCATGGTTTTATGGTTTGGAATAATCTATACTTCCCGCATGGTGCGGTTATGTTTTTTATCTGCGGCCCGAATCCGTTGCTCCGAGATAGCACATACTCGCAGGCATTCCCCTTGGGCCGAACCTCAATCACCCGCCACGGGCGGTCGTTGGTGCAGGCGGTCAGCAGCAGAAGGAGCAGGAATCGGTGCATGGGTCAAAGATATACACAAGTTAGCCACATTCAGCCAACACTCTTTGGAAATCTTCCACGGAGCGAATCACCTCGTACCTGTACCCTGCATCCTGAACGACCCCCTGCCACCACTTTTGGGATAGGGACTGCTTGCCCTTGGGTGTTTTAAATTCAAGGAACACCGCACCCTTGGGTGATAGGTAGGTCATATCGGCCACGCCAGCGGTCAGGCCGATTCCCTTTAGGAAGAATCCGTTGGAACGGGAGCGGGGGTTGTTGAGGTTGAGAAATAGCAAGCCCTGCTCGTTGGGTCGGAGCATTGCGAACAACTTGACGCAGGCCGCTTGGAGGTTGTATTCTTCCATCATAGGGAATGGGGTGGGTATTCGTTGGCTTTGGTGTAGGGAAGGTGGCATTGTACCTCTGCGATTCCAAGCGAGCCATTACGGTTCTTGCGGACGATGACCTCCATCAAGTCCGATGGCTGGCTTTTGTCATGCTCGTATGGTCGGTAAACAAAGCCAATCTTGTCAGCATCAAACTCCAGTTGCCCCGTTTCCCGAAGGTCGGACATTATCGGCCGATGGTCGCTGCGTCCCTCCGTTGCACGGGATAGGGAGGAAACCACGACTCCGAACACCTTCTGCCGCTTGCAGATTGCCTTGAGGGTTTTTGAAATGTTTGTCATCTGCTCAATTTTCGGCTTGGCCTTGTCAATCTTGGTGGGTTCTACGAGTTGCAGGTAGTCAAGGTAAAATCCGCAAATACCGTACTTGGTTTTGAGTTTAGCGATTTCTCCTTCAATGCGGTCAAGATTCGCTTGGTGCAGGTCCACGATGTAGAGCGGCTTGGATTTGAGCAGGTCCGCTTTTTCGCCGAGGTCCATAAAATCTTTCGTGCTGATTCGCTCGGTCGGGTTGAGGAACGCCGCCCCGTCCATAGTGGCGAGGTTGGAAAGCATCCGCTGGGTCAGTTGTTCGGCACTCATTTCCAGCGTAAAGAACACGACTGGAATATCGGCCATCGCTTGGTTCATGGCTATTTGCAGGGCCAAGAGCGTCTTGCCCATTGCGGGCCGACCGCCAAGGAGGATAAACTCGGTGGGCTTAAATCCCGTCATCATTCGGTCCATCGGGCTGATGTAGGTGGGGAATATTGAATCCTTGCGTCTGCCTTCACGGACCTCGTTCATGTTTAGGAGGAACGCTTTGGCGAGTTCGTGGGCGGTAGTTTCGGAGGCGTTGGTTTCAATCGCTTGCATGGATTGGTAGCGGGCGAAGGCTTTGGGGATGTCCCTATCGTGAGCGAGTTCGTCCATGATTCGCTGCTCTTCACGCTGCTTCCAAGCCTCATTGAGGTCGGAGGCGTACACCTTCCAGTCGGAGGTCAGGGTGTTGCCGTCCAGTATGTCCACAAATTCAGCGATGACATGGGCCTGCCCGTTGTCAATGAGGTGCTTGTGAACCGCAACCAAGTCAACGGGTCGCTCCGCTCGGTGGAGTGCTTCAATCGCTCTGTAAACAAGGACATGGTTTCCTGTAAACAAGCGTTCAGGGATTTGCAGAAGGAGGACCGCTCGGTTGGTGAACTGGTCCATGAGGCAGGACAGGAGCCTGCGTTCAGCGGTAAGATGGTAAGGGTTCGTCATCGGTTTGGTTTAGTGGGTTTGCAAAGGTATTGGTTCGGGCGATGGCTTGGTCCTCCCATCGGGCTTGGTTGATGTATGTCGCTGCGTGTGGTACGAACTGGACGGGAGTTTGGGAATAGAGCCGTCCGATGTTGCTGATGGCCTTCTGCTGGTCCTCGTCTTTGAGTTTGGCGAAGGCTTTGGATGCGGACTGCTTGGAGGTCTTGCGAGGATAGATAGCCCAAAATTGGTCAAAAAGCACACAAGTACTTTCTCCTCTCTTCTTCTCTTCTCTCCTCTTCTCTTCTCTATTGAACACAGGTTCAACATTGGTTGAAGGTAGGTTCAACATATGTTCAACCTTGGTTGAATTTTCTTCAACCTTTGCTGACCTCCTTTCGGCACTCCGCTTGCCCGCTTGGGACATCTTGGTGCGATGCAGGTTGGCTTCCTCCCATTGGATGTCAAGGAACTTGATGAACACCGACGGCCCGTTGGACTCTACCAAGCGGGTTTGGAGTAACCGTTCAAGATGCCCATCGGCTTCCAGTTCGGCGTGGTCGGTTGACATCTCACATTCTGCATTCCAATAGACGCAGCAGAGTCGGATGAAGGCCACCTGCACTTCGGCGGGTTGGCGGGATATTCGGCCCATCATCCAATCGGCTGGGCAGAACTTGAACCATGATATTTGCTTCATGAGTAAAAAAAAGCCCCAACTGGTAGAGGCAGTCGGGGCAGGGTTAGTTGAGGAACCCTTTTATCTAAACGACTTGCTGACCTCTACTTCAGCAAACCGCCTTTATTGCAAATGTAATCTTCGGCAAAGTTACACTAAAACGGCATATCTCCAGCCTGTGGCTCAAAAGCGTTGGCTGGGCGGGATTCGTTCATCGGCTCAACTTTGCCTGATAGGAACTTCTTACCGCTCTGCCCTTCCTTGACCCATGCGGACAGGCGCATCTTGGTCCCGTCGGGGAGAATGATGTCCCCACGGTAGTCGGGGCGTTTCGGGTTGTCGCCTTTGTCGTTGGAGAACAGGGTGAAGGTGTTGGGTTGTGGTTGATAGTTGCTCATGGGTTGGGGTTTAGGTAAAATTGAAAATTTAATTGTTTTGAGATGGTCAAATGGCACCCATACAAAAAGGTCTTTTTTGTTTGGACGGTTGATTTTTTCGTAAAGATGTTCGTTGGCTTCGTAGTGATTTACAAGGTCTTGCCTTCTAAAGATAAGGAAGGAATCAGATGTTTCCCAGGCGATGTATTCGGCCTTGCCGTAAAGCCAGCCATCAAAACCTGCAACTCCTTTAATTTCCAAAAGTATTTGGTCATCGCAAAAGTCGTCGTTTTCTCTTTTCTTTCTCCTTTGTCCCTTTACATCAAAGGCCCAATCCCCACAAAAACAGTCAATATGCTCAACCGTGTTTTGTTTGTAGGTTGATGGCTTGCATGGTATCCCGTTTTTTTTAGCAAAGAGAAACATGAACAAATCCTCGGATTTTTTGCCATCCTCAATAGATATGGGAAAGTCCTTCATCATTGGCTTTGGATTTGATTGGGTTGAATTGAATAAGTGAGGTTTTCTTTGATAAGCCAATTAGAGGCCCGCAAATCGCTTAGGATTCGGTAGGTGGTACGGATGGTCACCCCAAGCACTTCGGCGAGTTCTGAGGCCCTGTATGGGCGTTGTGCGAGGTACGACACGGCGTAGATGGTGGCCACTCTTCGTTGGATTTCTTTTCCTTTGGGTTTGGGCATGGTTAGGGGTTTATGGTTAGCCAGTAGTAAGTCCTGTCGCATTGCAGCCACCCCGTTGCTTTGAGGTGCGTGATGATTCGGTAGGTTTGGCGGAGGGGCAAATCTACGGCCTCGGCCAATCGTTCAACACGCATCGGCTTGTTGAGCAGAAGGTACACGGCCTTGACCGTTGCGTTGCGGTTTCGGCGTTGGGAGCCTTTCTTTTGGATGGGTTGCTCGGGCATGGTTAGGGGATTAGTTGGTATTTTCGGCCGTTGCGTTCAATGACTTCGGGGATGCGGTTGTCTATGATTGTACCATACGAATTCTCATAGTAGATTTGATTATCTTGAGAATCAAATTCCCGCTTTACCCAATATCCATTTGAGTCGTCATGGTAGATTTCATTACCCTTTGAATCGTATTCACTCTTTGCCCACCATCCATTTGAAAGTTCTCGGTAGATAAATCTACAATTCTTGTCCTTGATTGCTAAAGAACCATTCGCCTCAAAATCCCATTTCAGCCATTGTCCGATTGTTTGTCCGTCTTTCATCTTAACTGGCTTTAAAAGTCACAGAAATGGATGGTTTTGTTCCTTTTGCGGGACATACGGGAACCGATTCGCCCGTGGATTCGTCGTAGAATGTTGCTTTGCCAGCCTTGCGGAAAGCCATCTTTAGCAATTCTTCTCGGTCCTTTAGGCTTGATTGCAGATAACGCCATTGCTGGTCTTGCGTGTAGTCGGGGGTCAGCGCCCCCTCCTTGACTTGAATCTCTGCACCGAATGCGGAGAAGGTCTTGCCGTGCTTTTCTGCCTCGTCACGGACAATCTGCTCGGTTTCTTTGAGGACTTGCTCCAGGGCTTTGACGACTGCCTTGAGGCGCACATGGGCGGCGATGGGGTTGACCTCTCCTTCGTTGATTCGGAGGATGAGGCCAGCGGCGATGTCGGCGATGTCAGCCTTGCTGATGTCCGACTTGGGGATGGTTACGAGGTGGTTCATGGCATTGTGGTGGTTTGTTGGGATTCAAAGAGGCGAGGGAAGGTGTGGACCTTGATGTCCCAAATTTCATAAGGAAGATTTGCAGAGAACCAAAGCATTTCGGAGCAAGTTAAATCAAATGGTGATTCGTGCTTTTGCAGGATAAATATAAGTTTTTCGCCGATTACGAGGTCCTTTTGTTTGATGTCAAGAATATACTTAAACACATCGGCGTTACATTTTTCAAGTAGGGTCATGGCTTATTTTTTAGAGAGTTGATTTTGGATGAATGCGATGCCCTTTTCAAATCGGGCAGGGGTCATTTGGTCAATGTCCTTCATGTAGCGTTCCTGCTGGTCGGCGGGGAGTTTCTTGACCAGTTTCAAGAAGTCAGCCTTGAGCGTTGCGGCGGTGAGGTCGTCGTATGCGGGAACTAGGCCGAGGCGGTCGTTGAGGTCCAGCAGGTTGGCGTTCGTGGGCTTGGGCGCCGCTCCGTGCTTGCCTTTGTACACATCAATGCCGATACCAATCCAAGACGCAATCTTGGTAATCGCATCGGTGGTCGCACCCTTGGCGGCATCGCCTGGGTCGGAGTTGGTGCTGGATGCAATGCACTCGTAGTAGATGTCGTGGGCGGGAACCGTGAAGATGGTCTTGACGACCGCCGTGTACTCAATGCGCTCACGGCCTGCATTGGTCGTGGTGTGGACGGTTGTAATGGGGCTGGATAGGTCGGTCTTGACGACCCACGCACCGACACCAAAAACTTGGTTGAGGCGTTCGGTCACGAAGATGCCCTTGATAGTGGACAGGCCCGCCATTCGGGGATGAGCAGCAATGGCTTCGGGTGGGAGTGGCTCGGCAATCTTGGCGAGTTGTTCGGGGGATAGTGGTTTCATGGTTTTGGGGTTTAGTTGGTGATAATTGCAAGGATGAATCTGCCGAAGAATGCGATGCCGAGGCATGCGGTCAGCACGATGTAGCCCGTCGCAAGGGCGGCTTTGAGTTTGGCTTTGGTTTCGTGGGTCATGGTTTTGGGGTTAGTGTCTTACAAAGTTACAACGCCTCTACCCATTTGCGACCATTGTAGTCATTTTTTTTTAAGCATTTGCACCCGATGCGGTATAAATTCCCATTTTTCGCCATAAATGCACCCGAAAGCGTATAAATTTGCAGTATGACCTACCACTCCACCCGACCCGCCAAAGCCCTCACGAACGCCTTGGAGCGGCTGATGATTGCAATATCACCCCAAGACCTGGAGCAGAACCACGCCCTCCTGTGCGAGTATCGCAGGGCTTGCGAGTTGCTTGGGTACGACCCCGCCAAAGCCCAATGGGCGGGCATTCACGAAGTGTCCGCCTCCCAGTTACCCAAGGACGAAGACCACACCGTCTGCTACTATCCGCTTTTAAACCCCGAAGAATAACCATGCGAAACATCACCCACCTCGTCGTCCATTGCACGGCCACGCCCAAGAACACCACCATCGCATCCATCCGCCGCCATTGGAAGGAGGGGCTTGGCTGGAAGTCCGTGGGCTACCACAAAATCGTGGAACCCAACGGTAACATCCTCACGCTTGCGACGGACGACAAGACCACCAACGGGGTTGCAGGCCACAACGCTACTTCGCTCCATGTGTCCTACATCGGGGGAAAGGATAGCGACGACCGCACTATCCAGCAACGCCAAGCCATCGCAGGGGTCCTGCTATCGTGGTTGCAGAAGTACCCCAAGGCCCGCATTTGCGGACACAGGGACTTCCCAGGGGTGACGAAGGCTTGCCCGCAATTCAATGCAGAGAAAGAGTACGGCTACCTGTACCTAACGGCCAACGATACGCAGGAGGGATAATTTGCGCAAGGTAGCGAATTCCGCTACTTTAGGTGTACGATTCCTTCGTACAGGTCAGTATAAGCGGTCCGCAGGCGTGAAGGTTGCGTGGAGTTGCAGTTCCGTGCCTTTGTTGTCTTTGCTGGCATTGCGGCTCGTTTCCAACTTCATCCAATATCCTCCCAAAGGCTTCGGGCCTCGTCCTCGTTCAGTATGAAACCCCATATATCCGCCGTCCCATTCCTCCTTGTAAGTAGCCGTGCGAAGTTGATGAACAGGTTTTTGAATGAGGGTCTTCTTGGGACGGTCATATTTGTGAATCATGTTTTGGTGGTAGTAGAGTTCATGCACATGGCCCATCCAAGTCAAGTCGTAGCCCTCGGTGCTTGCGAGTAACCGTTGGTCTTGGATGACCCCCTTGGTGACTGGTCCTCCCCCGCCTGCTCCGTGGTAGTAGTGAATGACGAAGTTCATCCCACGATTGGGGTCGTGCTGGACACGGATGTCTATCGTGCCGCCATAGCCGCCAACTTCAACTGCTGACCCTGTTGCATAGTTGAGGGTGCTTGCGAATCGTTGCAGGATGTCGGTTTCCTGATGGTGGATTATACTGGTTTCGTGATTGCCATATCCAACCAGTAGCAGGTTCTTGGCGTAGGGGGCAAACCATTCCACCGCCGTGTTCACAATGGAGTCCAAGTAGCGGGCGTTGTTGTGTTCTTCACGGATGTCTTCCTTGCTCCTGCGTGGGTCGCCCTTGCCCTGCATCAAACAAAAAAAGTCACCGTTGACGATGACTCCTGCGTTGCGGCGTTGTGCTTCCTTTAGGTGGTTGGTCAGCAGTCCCCTGTCACAATGCGGGTTGTCCCAATGCAGGTCGGAAATAAGTAGAAACTCCTGCCCGCTTTGGCAGGTGACTTCGTGGATGTTTCGGGTGTGCTTGGTAAGTGGAAGAATCATCGCTGAGATTTAAGCGTTGCGTTCTCGGCTTCAAGTTGCTGGATGGTGTTCTCCAACGACTCTATCCGCTCCCGCAAACTTACAATCTCGTTGCG